ACGCTTAGGTGTCTTAGGAAATAGTTTAAGCAGGGTGGGTGCTCTGTAGTTTAAGTTCTCTTCCATAATACGAAAGTTCCCACACTCATGTCCACATTGACCAATCCATGAAGCCTGTTGTGCTGGTGTAGTGATACCAAACCTTTGGAAAGTCTCATTAAAAGGATCTACCAAGGCAGGATCAATCTTAAGTTGTCTTAGTTGTTCAGCGTTTACCATTTACTAGCTCTCTCATTTCGTTGTAGGCTGCGACACATTGGGCGTGTTTGACGATGGCTTTGTCTCCTTCGGCAACGATGTCGATAAGAGTGTTAATAGTCTGTCGCTCAAGTTCGGCTGCATTATCTCCGCTATCTCCTGTGGGAGGGGCGGCACTTGTGCTGGCTTGAACACAACTGGGGGCGGGGAGGCGCAACCTGCCAGTGTTAGCAAGCTCACGCATAGCAGACTGCTTCTTAGATATTTCATTGTTTGCCTTTCTCAACGCTGTTTCTTTATCAGCAAGCTTAGAAGCCATGTTCTTCTCTATCTCACGGGCTTCATCATTCTTCTTAGCTATCTCTATCTGCATCTCTTCGTCACGCTCAATCCAGCCATAATGATGACCAACTTGATATGTGCCAAACAGTGCAATGGTTGCACTAATAATAAGCCAAGGAAGTGGAATAGGTAACATCAATCTACCTCTTTCCTAGCTTCTGCTATTTCCTCACGCTCATCATCAGATTCTAAATGTTCTGGTGGTGTGGTTGGAGGAGGACCGGGAGTCCAGCTTTCATCCAACTCAGGGTTCTTCCATACAGGCATAGCCCCAAAGGGCTGACTAGGAAGACCATAGGCAGACTGTGGGGAGGCATAGCTACCCCCATAGCCACCACCACCATTAAAGCTACCACAGCCCTGCATTGGAGGCTGAGGTGGTTTAAAAGCATTGGTTGCTGAGTTAACTGCCCTCTTACCTACAATGCCACCAATACCACCAACAATAAGTAATACTATATCATTAAGCATCTTGGTATATGCTTGATCAATAGGAGCCATACTCTTAATAGGCTGTGTCACAAAGGTCACAGAATAGAGCAGGGCAAAAACAATACCAAAGAGAATGATGGTGATAGCCACCACCACAAATCCCCAAATCCTTACTTCAATTTCTTCAGGGGTTAGCTTTGGCTTTGGTTGCTGGTTGGGTGTCAGCATTTTGATTAGCAGTTCTCTCAATTTGTTTCTCCAAGATAGGGGCAACTAAATACTCAGGGCATGTCTGTGTGAATTGACATCTAGGTTTCTGACATTGCTCAGCATGAAAGTTGTCAGGGTTTTGACAGAAGTATCTGTACCTATCCTCACAACCAGTAAGCAACAATAACAATAATAAATACTTCATACCCTAACATCCACAGATTTAGCCCATTGTGTTTTAATTTCCTGCGCTTTTTGTTGTTGTTCACATTGTCTGGTTAACTCTGCCAAACGCTTCATATTCTGTTGATGTATTACTCTATGAGCCTCTGACAATCTTTGGGCATTCTCTTGGTAAGAAGTAATTTTCATTTTCCTAACCCAACCCTTCCAAGTAAAAGATTAACAATCTTGTCAGACAAGTCATCTGGCAAGAACTTTAAGAAACCTAGAAACCACAATGCCACACACCCGTAGATAAATATCTTGAGGCATAAGTCAAAGGTCTTCTGATATTCGTTCACGATGTTCTCTCACCATTCATCTTCCACCACATCTGTTAGTGGTTTGGCAGAAGTCCATCAATTCATTTACACCAACAAATACCAAGAACAGAACAAAAAACACAGCACCAATTGCCATAGCTATCTCATTCATCTCTTGTTCTTTTTCTTTTGCTTCTTTCTCAGCTTTCTTTAAAGCACTTAACTCCTTAGCATCAGCTAAGTCCATGTCAGCTTGTCTAGCTTTAATCTTGTTCCAGACATCGATCTTGCCTGTGGTCATAAAGAGCATTTTTAATTCTTCTTCAAATGCTCTTGCTTGTTCTAAGGCCATCTCAATCTGTAAAGCAGTTCCCATGTTGGAACCTTTGCCAGATTGCTTTGCTTGAAGCATAGCCTTTGTAGCTACACTCTTAGCATCAAACATCTTGCCAATCATCGGAGCAAGAGAACCTAAATCATTGGCTATCTTGCTGGCCTTCTTGACCATGCTGATGGCACTTTGTATGCCAGCTAGTGCGGTGATAGGATCAATCATCGCTCAACCTTTTTCCATTCAATGCATACAACTTTTCTGTTATATACATCTCCGGTCCATGTCCATCGGACACACTTATATTTTTCCTCCTTGGACCCGATAGGGAAAGATATTAATAATAAGAGTATTACTGATGCAGCTTGTTTTCTATAGCAAGCCATATAGCTCCACAGAAAGCACCAATAATTAAGATGGGCTTCACTGCTCTAGCAAGCCATTCAAGCACAACGAATGCACCAGCGGCTGCATTGAATGCAACCACCACAGCTTGTGTGTTCTTATCTAACTGGTCTACCTTGGCTTCAACAGCACATAGACGCTCATAGATTTGAGCGTGAGTTATTTCGTCTGTCATGATTTTCTCTTCGCTCATGGCGCATCAGGCCAAGTGATAGTCCAAGGGAAACCTGTCTGCGTAGTCACATCACGCAAGGCTTGACGATAGGTAGCCCATACTGCTTTGTCAACAGGAGCATCTGCTACTTGTGTCCAATCGCATTCTTTTAGCTTGTCATCACGGCTTTGACGAACACTTTTAGCCTGTTCAGCATCCTTAGAAGCCTTGTAAGCCACTTCTTGTTCAGCAGCAGTAGTAGTTACACCATCTACCACTTGGTCAATGAAGACAGGGCCAAGGATGTACTTTGTGTACCACTTACCATCAACTTGCTCAACACCATTGGCTTGAGAGTATTGGTAAACAGTTCCACCAGTAGCTTGTGCGCCTTCAAAGACTACATCAGCACCCAAAGCCTCTAAGACTTCAGTTGTTGTTCTGTCCCATGATGGGCCACCATTGGCTTTTGTGTATGCACGAAATTCTGCTTCGTACATGACTGCGCCTGTTGTTCTGATTCTGATTTGCATTTTGTTTCCTTTAAGCAATAGCCCAATAGACGAATTGATCGCCATTTGCATTGATACCCGCAGGTGCAGTTGAACTGATCTCAAATCCTGCGCTGTAGGTGTCGATGTAATCAGTGTTGGTCACTTCAGCGGCAGTGCTGTTAAGCAACAGGTAAGGGTCGTTACCAGACACAATGCCTCTAGCCGTATCCCATACATAATAACCATAAGCGTAATCATTGACACCTACGTTTTTAATAAGTACAAACCTTGCACCAGCAGCAAAGCCACAATCTATTTGCTGAGTAGTTCCTGTTCCGGTGTAAGTTCCAACTTTAGAAACTCCAGCACAAGTTGCCGCCAAATAAGCAACATAAGTGCCGCCTGAAGCATTAACTGGTGAATTAACGCCAACTGTAAAAACAGAACTTGTTGGACTTGTGTTGTTAAAAAGTCCACTAGATGTAACTTTGTCGTTATCAGGCATTTGAACTGATTTAGTATTTCCTAAACCAGCAAAATAAAACTGCCACTGAGCAGTTGTATTTCTACGCTTAATAAGCATCATCTCAGGTACGGCCTGTAAGTTATGGCTAAACGTAGTAGCACTTCCCGTCCCTGTATAGCAAACCTCATCAAAGAAGCTAGGGGCACGTCTCAGCAGATAGTTAATGTAGGTGTAAGAACTGTTATTTAAAAATCCTGAGTCTGATGTACCTTGTTGGTAGCCTGTCTGAACTTTATTAAACTGGGGGCCATATACTGCGCCATCAGTTCCTTCAGCGTTTGTTCCTGTGGTAATTAAATAAGTGCCATTGCCACGCAATCTGTCATACCAATATTTTGACCCTGTTGTATTTCTGTAAGCTGGAATAACAGAATCAGGCGTAATAGAAGAAGTGATAATTCGGTTGTTTGTCCCAGTTCCTGTATAAGCTACAGGCTCAAACACACTAGTCCCACTCGTAGGCACTTTCATTGGGCCTCTACGAATGGCTATGTAGATGAATGTTTCTCCAGAGCCATTCCAGCCTCCATACGAAGGTAATGTAAACCCTGTTGCCGTAGGAATTATTGTGGACAAGCCATAATCCGCT